TATCATAACCAACAACAGCGCCCTCTACAAGCACACCTGCAAACATCATGGGCGCTACTGGTGTAGGGTCGTTCACGCTTTCTCTAGTTTGACGAATAATTTGTCTTTCTCGTGAAAGGTTTTCCAACCCTACACGTTCAACAACCTTAAACCATTTGCCACCACCTACTTCTTGTAGTGCCTTTATGACCCAAACTTCTGCACCTTGTGTTACTGCTGTTGAAATATGTGCTAATCTATCACTGGGTTTTCTTTGCCCAGTTTTATCTTCAAACCCATAAACTGCTGCTACCATGGAGCCACCTTTAGGTGCTGGTAAAGTAAGGAATTCACTTGCTGACGGCTTAACAACTTCTGGCTCACTTGGATCTAACTTGCTTACCACCGAAGAGCAACCTGCTAAACTCAAACTTAATAAGATACCCAATGCTAGTTTTTTCATTAGAATGCAAACTCCCCTACAGGTACGTCAAATTCAGCAACAGTATCGCCATTACTATCAGCAACAGTAACATAAATTCTATCATTTTCTCGTTTCCAACTTACAGTATCACCAAACGGAGTTTGGCTGGTATACCATTCGCCGTCGACAACAGCCGCTCCTTCACCGAACATATTATCTGCTATTTGTCTGCTTAATTGAGCATATATTCTAGATTCTAAATTGTTTTGAAATTTATAAGCATTGGTGTTTCTGATATCTCTTTCTGCCTTATCTAATGCTGCTTGTTCTTCTGCTGTAATTTTATCTTTTCTTTGCTGTTCTAATTGTTCTATTGTCAAAACATGTGTGCTCCACCCGTTTCCACTAAAGGCAGGAGAATTAAATTGAAAAGTCAATTCTCCTGCCGAGGCAGAAGTAGCCAAAACCGTAGATAATAATACAATGTGTAATTTCATATAGAAGCCCTCCAACTTATTTAGTGGAAAGCGGTTTTAATTTAACTAGTACTTTTCATGTCCATAAGAATAAGCGCCAGGACGACTTAGAATACTCGCTTCTATTATATCTTTAAAACGCATAAAGTTTATCCCAATTTATTATATTTATTTAATATCAGGAAACAAACAATAGCAATTTTATAGGTGTTTATTGTTTTACAGCTATGTAACTTGGAGTAGGTGTTTGTTGATCATCGTTCCAGTTGAATCCGTAACCAGTTGTTACAGTATTACCGAGTTGATTCATAAGGTCATTACCATCGTAAATGATTGTATAATCTAATGTATCGGTTCTTAAGAACAAAATAGTTTTAATGTCATCAGTAAGACTGTAGCTTTCATACGCTATCTTTGTGTAGGCTTTGTCCATTTTAAGTTTATCTACTGTGCCATCTTGATTAATAGCACTGGCTATCATTTTATCTGCATTTGGTATTTTGTCTATGTTTTGGACCAAAGTAAAAATTGTTTCGTGGAATAGTTTGAAAGTTTTATCAAAATCGCTATAAGGTTCTAAAACCTGTTCATTGAGATTTCTAAATCCTTGATCATTCCAGTTAAATGTAGACCCCAATTTGCCTGTTTTTCCTCTGCTGTTGCCATCCCAGCCCTTGAGAGGAACTTTTATTCTATTTCCTTTTTTATCTGTGATGTTTATATTTCTGTCTTCAGGTGCAGATTGAAGTATTTCGCTGATATTCTTACTCCAAACTTTCCAACCAGTAGTTGCTGCCGCCATAGCCTTACTGTTTAAACGGCCGCCGGTCGATGCACTAGCTTTAATTTCAACTTCTATATCTCCAACCTTCAAGTCACCTTTTTTGGCTTTTTCGGCAGGATTTCCCATCATCGATAATGCCATTTCGCCTGGACCGATATTACCTGATGTTTTACCCGGACTGTAACTAAAAATATTTTGTTCAACAAAAATATTAAATAATTTTTGATACTTAGGATTTACGTGATCTTTTACATTACCGCGTTTGGTCTGTATTAATGATAACATGTTTATCACGTTGCCTGCAACACAAGCTTTGAGGAATTGTTTAATTTCTTCAGTGGTTACGTCGGCCTCTTCTTGGATATCAACAATCTTGCCAAACAAGGCTTGTTTTAGGGTTTTGGAAAATTCTTGTGCGTTAATTGCTCGTTTTCTAGCAAGGACCTTGTCCTTTGAACTCATGCTGGACAAATCTTCTTCTTCGTAACCCTGCACTTTGTTTCCTAATATTACTAAGTACTTGCTTACATCTTTAACGAAAGTTTCTGCTTCTTCTTGTTTTACAACTGCGGCATCTTTTACTGTTTTTAATTCAGCAACTTGATTGGTAAGAATATCAATCTGTTGTCTAAATGGTGTAATAAACTGTTTTTTAATTTTTTCATCAATATTTGATGATTCTACTGCTAGTATCTGCTGTTTTAAAGTTTCAATAGTTGAAAAAATGGCAGAATCATTTGCATCTTCTTTTACTTGATTATTAGGAGTTTGAGATTGAATATTTGCTTTTTGAAGGAAAGATGAAATGCTAGCTGATATTGCTTGTAATTTTTTAGCAATGTTGATCTTAAGATTTTGTTTTTCCGAGGGCAACTGTCGAACAGTGTCGCTTATCACATCCAAATCATGGATGGCTTTTTGTGCCTCAAGGTCTGATTGTAGATTAGATTCAAATAATTTAAAATCACTATAACGCATTATTTTGTTCCTATTTTTAATATTTATTCAATGTTAGGAAACAAACAATCTTGCACAAACGCTCTTACATCTTCTTCATTTAATCCTAATGCAGTCATTGTTCTAGGAGTATGAGGATTTTGTTTTTGAAAATGTGCATAGCGATTCTGTGCTGCTTTGCCTTGGTCAACTGTGCATCTACTGCTGTAGTCGATACTGTCTAACCACATGTCGCAATTTTGTATACCTAATTCGCACAGTGTTTCTAGTTCTTCTAACGTATTCACATTACCGACTGCAATCATATATTCGCTGAATATTGCCTTAGCCCAGTCTGGTAATTCTCTTTCCTTTTTCCAATCAAAGTGACTTACAAATTCTCCAAACTCTTGTACGAGAGCATCGTTATGATCTACTGTGGGCGAAAAGTCATGAAAAAATCCCGTAACTTTGTTTTTGCCTGCTATGACATCTAAACCAAAAATTGGGCCTGCGTTATTAACATGCGGAAATACACAAACGTGCATCATCCATAAGCCTTTGGTTTCTCTAGCATCAACTACATCTATATGAGCACGTCTAAAAGTATCACCGCTCCATACACGATTTACCCAACCTGGCTGATTAAATCTATCCATACCTGGTTCTTGTATTTCTGTTCCTTTTTCTTCGAAACGCATTGACAATTCAGTTTGCAAATCTATAAGTGTTTCCCAAATTTCACTCATTTTATTTCCATCATCTGTTGAAACATTTTTGTAGCAAAGTCGAAACAAATCTTTGCCTCTTCTGCCATTGAGTCATTTAATCTGTTTCTAATTTTATCTTTTAAAATAGTTACATCGTCTTCAAATTTGTACAATCTGCCTTCACCGAGAATACGTTTTGCTATCATTTGTCCGCCACTGAGATCTCCCATGTGTCTAACATAGATGTGAGCCATAAGTTTTGCAGGATCTTCTTTAATTGATAATAAATGATCCATATACTCTTTGACTACTGGAAGTAAGGGAGGTTGGGTATCGCTATTCCATAATTCTTGGTAATCTTCATGTATTGCAGGTGCTCTCCTAGTATCAAGTATACCATGAATCATAGCAAATGCTTCTAATAGGTTATATTGTGGATGTAAGTTAAACAAAAAAGTAGCATATCTTTCTTTAGTGATATTACCGCCCATTAATTCTTTTACAAATTCTTGGCGTTCTGCGTTTTTATGATGTTCCCAAGTTAGTTCTTTTAAAGTACTCATTTGTCCTCATCAACTCTAACTGTTAGTGGAAATCCTTGATTTCTGCTTACATTAGTTGTTTCTAATGCTTTTTGCTCTGCAATTTCATACGAATAAGTACCTACCACCGCAGATCCGTCATTGTGGATTGTAAGTGTTAGATTTTCTGCTGTAATGCCTGAATGTTTAAATATAGTTTTCAATATATCTATAACCCATTCGATAGGCGTAACGTCGTCGTTTAACATTATGACATTGTACTTGTTCGGTTCTTTAATTATTTTTTTAATTTTTTCGTCAATTTTAATATCTAAATCTACACTCATTAATGTCTCCTGTGTTTGTGGGGGAGGGGACAATCCTCTCCCCCTAGACTCGTTAACCGTTTATCAAACTGCTATCATATGATTTAATAGTAATTTTCTTTGGTTGATACTCTTCAGGTATATTACGCTTTAAATGGATATTTAGAATACCCAAATCAAGTGTAGCACCGTTGACTTCAACATGTTCGGCTATAGTAAACTGTCTACGGAAATTGCGACCGCCAATTCCTTTGTATAGATAGTTTACATTCTCATCGCCTTTTGGACCAGTACCTTCAATAGTTAGTATGTTTTTTTCTAAAGTAATGTCTAGATTGTCCATACCAAACCCTGCTACTGCTACACTGATCATCCACTCATCGTTGTTTATTTCAACAACATTGTATGGAGGATAGTTGCTGCTTGTAGTAGGCGAATTAGCAAATTGTCTTTCAATCTCATCAAACAATCTGTTAAATCCAACTGAAGCACGATAGAATGAGGGTAAGTCTAGAGTTTGTAATTTTGTCATTTGTTTCTCCTTTGTAAGCAAGATGTGTTGTAGGCCCTGTTGGCACCTACAACACTATTTATATAGTAAAGAAATCCAAAAGGTCAATCCTTGGATTCTTCAAATGTAGCATCAACTACATCATCAGTTGACGCTGTTTCATCAGCTTGTGACTGACGAACTGCGGCAGCAGCATAAATTGGTGCAGTTGCTTTTGTAAATTCCCCTAGTTTTTCTCTAATAGAATCTTTATTTTCGGACTTGACTGCATTTTCCAATTCTTCTTTTGCTTTGTTATATGCTGCTTTATTTTCTTCTGTTAATGAATCTATATTTTCTTTATAGTCATTATCTGCAGATGCTATAGTTGCTTCTGCTGAATTTTTAGCCTCAACTAATTCTCTACGAGCCTTGTCTGCTTCTGCATTGTTTTCAGCATCTTTAATCATCTGTTCGATTTCACTGTCACTCAATCCACTATTTGCTTGAATAGTAATTTTTTGCTCTTTATTAGTTGCTTTGTCTTTTGCACTAACGGAAAGAATACCGTTTGCATCCAAGTCAAAAGTAACTTCGATTTGAGGCATACCTCTTCTAGCAGGAGCAATACCATCCAAGTTAAACAATCCAAGCATTTTGTTATCAGCAACAAACTCTCTTTCACCTTGTGCTACTTTAATAGTAACGCTGGGCTGATTGTCTTCAGCAGTTGAAAAGATTTGGCTTTTCTTTGTAGGAATAGTTGTGTTCTTTTCGATTAGTTTGGTCATTACACCGCCCATAGTTTCGATACCCAGAGATAGTGGAGTAACGTCTAATAGTAGGATGTCGGTTGTATCTCCAGCAAGCACACTGGCTTGTAGTGCTGCACCAACTGCAACTGCTTCGTCTGGATTAACGTCTTTTCTCGGTGCTTTACCAAAAATCTTTTCCACAGCAGCTTGAACCGCAGGCATACGAGTTTGACCGCCAACTAGAATTACTTCGTCTACATGGTTAGCAGATAACCCAGCATCCTTTAGAGCAATTTTACAAGGGTCAATACTACGCTTGATAAGATCTTCTACCATGCTTTCAAATTTGGCTCTTGTAAGTTTAATCATAAGATGCTTTGGACCAGTAGCATCAGCAGTAATGTAAGGCAAGTTGATTTCTGTTTGAGAGTTTGAACTCAATTCAATCTTGGCTTTTTCTGCTGACTCTTTTAGTCTTTGTAGGCACATGGGGTCTTTTGAAAGATCTATACCTTGTTCTTTCTTAAATTCAACAATCATATAATCAACAATGCGTTGATCAAAGTCTTCGCCACCTAAGAACGTATCACCATTGGTGCTGAGAACTTCAAATTGACGATCACCGTCTGCTTCATCAATTTCAATAATCGAAATATCAAAAGTACCACCTCCCAAGTCATAAACAGCAACTTTTTTGGTGCCTTTAATACCTTTTTCAACACCGTATGCTAACGCAGCAGCAGTAGGCTCGTTAATAATACGCAGCACTTCAAGGCCAGCAATTTTTCCAGCGTCTTTTGTTGCTTGGCGTTGACTGTCGTTGAAATAGGCAGGCACAGTGATAACAGCTTGAGAAACTGTTTCCCCTAAATAGTCTTCAGCATATTGTTTAATCTTACGCAGAATCTCTGCTGAGACCTGTTGCGGAGCATATTGCTTTCCGTTAATATCTACCCATGCATCGCCGTTAGATGCTTCTACTATTTTATAAGGAATATTTTTAATATCCTTTTGGACGGCAGATTCATTAAATTTTCTACCAATCAATCGCTTGACGGCAAACACAGTATTTTTATTGTTTGTTACTGCTTGACGCTTTGCAGTGGCACCGACAAGAATGTCGTTTTCAGTGTATGCTACTATACTAGGAGTAGTTCTTCCACCTTCTGCATTTTCGATTACTTTTGGTGTTTTGCCATCAATTACTGCTAAACACGAATTGGTAGTACCTAGGTCAATACCTATAATTTTTGCCATTTTTTTCTCCTCATTAAGCAAGATTTGTTTTGAACCACGAAGCGTTCAAAACTATTTATTAATTTCCTATTGTATTTCTTTCATAAACGGTGTTGTGAGTTTGTGTACAGCGGACAAAGGTTGTGCATTTGCTAAGTTGTTTAAGTGTTTTAGCACCTGCATAAGTACAAGTGCTACGGATGCCTCCGAGGATTTCCTGTACCGTATTGACTACATCACCCTTATACGGTATAAGCACGGTTCGACCTTCACTGCTACGGTAATCTTTTAATCCACCAAAGTGTTTCTCATTAGCAGTCTTTGAACTCATACCATAAAACTGAACCCAACGCTTTTCTGTAATAACAGGGTTATTGTCAGCGTCCAACTCATTTGACTGGTACCGTTTGGTAATTATCTCTCCACCGCCTTGATCCGTGCCTGCCAGCATAGATCCAAGCATCACAAAGTCAGCACCTGCGGCAAATGCCTTGGCTACATCGCCAGGACTGCTGCAACCGCCGTCAGCAATAATATGACCACCAAGCCCGTGAGCAGCATCTGCACACTCGATGACTGCGGATAGTTGCGGATAACCCACTCCAGTCTGTATACGAGTAGTGCAGACAGAGCCAGGACCGATACCAACTTTAACAACATCAGCACCACTTAATATCAACTCCTCTGTCATTTCACCTGTAACAACATTGCCAGCAATTATAACAAGATGTGGAAAACGCTTTCTAATTTCTCTTACGTGTTCTACAAAATGTTCAGAATACCCATTAGCAACGTCTATACAAATGTATTTAAGATTGTCTTGAACTTTGCCATATACAGCAACTAACTTTTCAAAATCTTGTGTGCTGGTTCCAATGCTCATAGCAACATGGTCTGTTCTATACAAACCGTCGCCGTAGAAAAACTCTGCAAGTTCCTCTGCACTGTAGGTTTTGACTAAACATGTAAATATACCTTGTTTGCTAAGAGCATCTGCCATAGCAAAGGTTCCAACACCGTCCATATTAGCAGCCATGATAGGTATACCACGATAATGCGGATCTTCTGTAGCGTTGTCAGGAAAGTCTGGTTCAAAATTTCTAAAATAGAAACTGCGTTCAAGATTTACTTCACTTCTGCTTTTAAGTGTGCTGCGTTTTGGACGGATAAGTACCGAATTATAATCTAATTTAACCTCAGATTCTATTCTCATTAGATATCTTTATCTCTTGCTAATTTTTTAAGCCAACGCGATCTTGCTGCTGCTTTTGCTTTTTTACGTCTGATACTAGGTTTTTCAAAGGCCTCGCGTTCTTTTACTTCCTGAAGAATGCCGTCATCTTGCACTTTCTTTTTAAATTTACGCAACGCCCAATTAATGTCATTGTTCTTTACTTCAACATATAGGCCTCTTATGCCTATTTCGTCACTTTGTTTTCTCAACTGAACCTCCTAAATTAAGTAGAAAACTGAGATTATAAATCCTGTTTGGACTTAAATGATTATAAACATTGTCAATACTGTTTGTCAACCAATAAGTTTTTGGTTTTGCTATAAAATAGCTACACAGATCTTTTATATGAATAGAACTGTTATCTACATCTACTATGACAGCAGAGGACATGTGAAATATACTCAACAACCAATCTATATCTTCTTTATTATAAATTTTTTTATCATAATAATATATGTTAGTACTAAAATCAAAATTTGGTAATATTTGATTTTGTAATTCTGTTTGGATTTCTATTCTAGGGTGTACTAACAGTAGATTAAAAGCATCGGTATATAGTTTGTCAGGTGGGGTAATTAAATTAATTTTATTCACTTTTCCTCGACTTTAATTTTTGAAACAGTGTATTTTCGTTTTGTTCTTCGTTTTGTTTATACCCTGTAGATTCACCAGTGTAATCTTCCCAAGGTAACTTGTCTATCATACCATGTATATATAATGTCTTATAATGTTTTAATGTAGAATCTGGATGATCTTTTTTCCACGCTTTTCTTAACTTTCGCTGACTAACATTACTTTCTTTTTTATTGTATTCTTCTTCTCTTTTTTCTATTTCGGTTTTGTCATAATCAGTCAGTTCTGTATCTTTTTTTTTAGATCTATTGCTTGTCTATTGTCATTAACTTGAACTTCATTTTGTTCCAATCGCTGTACATTTTCAGTTGAATCGGTAACACTGTGTTCTGCACTATCAGTTCCCACATCTGCATCTGTGCTAACAGCAACTTCTTGTATTCTTCCATTGTTGTCTCCTTCTAGGAAAATTTCTGGTTGATCCAGTCTTCCGTTTTCATCTCCGGTTCTAGGCACGATAGCAAGGTCTTCATCTTTTCTATCGTCCAAGCGGGAGACGATTTTATTTCTTTCGTCTCCCGCTTGAGAACGGGGGTCGTCTCTAGTTGTTTCTGTATTTTTCTCGACATCATCATATCTAATAGTGTCAACACTTGTCTTTTCCTTAATGGGCTCAACATACTTCTTTTTTCTATGAATGTCAAATGTATATTGGCTCGCTATTAGCAGTAGAACAGCCAGTGGGTCAAACACAAAGATTATGATTACTATGACCCATCTTACTGCTTCTTCTAATAAAATTTTGTTTGCATCAGTACCGTAAATAAACTCTGCAAGATATTTTACCGGACCTACTTCTGCTTCTAATTTTCTATATTCTGCTTGTATTTGGTATTTTTGTTTTGTGAGTGTGTCAATTGTGTTATTTGTTAGAATTATTTTTTGATTTTGTTCTAATATGATTGCCTCTACTCGGTCGTCCTTGCCTATAGTTATAGATTCTCTTAAACTTTGAATCAGCACATTTGATTGAGCAATTTGCATATCAGCACTTGCTCGTATTCTTCGAATTTCCTCTCTTGCTGCTTTTATTATAGGAGATTCTTCGGATCTAACTTGGTCTATTGCGGTCAATATTTCAGCTTGTCTACGTTTTATAGAATCTGTTTGCTCACCACGTAATTTTTCAACTAAAGCAGTTAGTCTAGATCTTTCAACGTCCACTGTTTGTTGTGCTTGCTGCCTAATTTGAATAACTTGTGATTGAAGTTCACTTATTCTTGTTTGTTGTTGAGCAATCCAAACTTCTGTTGCTCGTTGGGTTGCTGGACCTGCTCTGCCGTCTGCTTCCACGCCAATAATTCTTTGAGCAGTTCGAACAGCAGAATTTTCTCTGCTTGCTATCTGCGATTGTACTAGAGCAACACTGTCCTCTATAATTTTAATTTGATTTTGTATCGGTTCTATACTACTAACATCTAATGTCAGTGCAGATATTCTCTGTTCATATTGTTCTGCTTGAGCAACTGTTTGTTTAAGTTCATCCTCGAGAGCTGCTAACTGTTGTTCATAGGGTTCTGTGCGTTTTGCATCTGCTGTTCTTGCGGCTTCTATTATTGCATTTTGTTCATCAATAGCAGGTTGAATTCTACTATATGCAGTGTCAATTCTTTCCTGTTCTCTATCTATTTTTTCTTGTATTGCATCATTACTTTTGCCTACACTGTTTTGTGCTTCTTCAATACGAACTTGTGCAGTTTTTATTATTGCGGTTTGTCTAACAATTTCTTCGTCTATTCTGTCTATCTCTGCTAGGCCTTCTTGAGCTGTTGCTGTTTGTTCAATATGTGCTTTACTTAAAAAGCCGAAAATACCCATACTGGTAATAAACATAAGAACAATAACTGATAAGCTTAGATAGGTTTTTAACCACCATTTAGCTTCGTTCCAGTAATAGTGAAGCCAAACTGCTGTGACTAATTTACCAATTTCTAAAATACCGCCCATAATCATAATAGGGACGGCAGCACTGGCAAAGATAGCAACCAAGCCTGCTACCGAATAGTATATTGCAACAGCACTGATACACAATGCTGTTAACATTGTTAAGATACCTAAAAACATCGTAAGTTATTTAATCATGTGTTTCAGACTTTTAACTACGCACAATTAACTTCGCCTCATTTGGCTCACTTCGATTGCCTGTTCTTTGTTAGTAATAGGAATACAGTTGCTTTTATGCATAGTTGCTGCACCAATAACATAGGTACCGGTGTAGACTTTTTTATCGCGACCTGTGCCATTGCCTGCTACACGATCACTTGTAACTCTAGGACCAGTGGATAGATCAGGCAAGTCGTAAATACCAAGCCGTCTACCTTTAGCGTCAACTGGCAATTTAGTTTTGCCTACACCCATTTTTTCAAGAAACTTTTCATGTTCTTTTTGTGCTTCAGCAAGGCGCTTGGTCTTGGCAATTTTATGTTTACCGTTGTATCTTGTAGTGGTTACATAGACTTTTTCAAGATGCATACTCATGAGAATCTCCTGCTATAATTTAATATAACAGGAGATTGTTGTACTGTCAATAATTAATTACACCAACTTTGTTTTGCTTCGCCGTAATACTCACGTGCATATCCTTTAGAAATCAAAAGATTGCGTAGACTTTGGCCGTCTAAAATTACATCGCCTAAAACTCTGCCGCCGTACTTGTCCCAACTCATTAACACTATCTGTTTTGTTGTGCTAGATGCAACTAAGTCTTTTGTAAATTTACTTGCTGCATCGCCTAGTTCTGCTTCTTTAGGGCACAGTGCTCTGTGTCCTTTTTCGGGAGTGTCAACCCCAAACACGCGAATAGATAGTTCCTTCTTTAGTGGATCCGGTAGAAACGGTGCAGAAAATGCAACAGTATCTCCGTCAATTACTCTAGTAATGGTATAATCGTATGCAACACCTTCTTTAGTTTTTGCTATTGCCACACTGCTAACTAATGTAGCAATAACTAATGCTGTAATAAATTTTTTCATTTTGCCCTCTTTCTTAAATTTATTGTCTATTTTTGGGAGATCCCCAAACATCTCTTGCATTGACGCGAATAAAAGGTTTATCAGTTTCGTTTTTATTTGGATTATCCAATAATAAAACAACGTTTTTACCTTTTGCCCAAGCACGCCGTTGATTTAATAAACGTAATCCACTAGCTCTATATTCTTGTCTGTTTGCATTTAAAATGCCTTGTCTAACATTGCAATGTATGCTTTGGCTTACTGCATCAGAACTTTTTCCGCCTTTTTTACTCATAGAGGTTTTCCTATTCTATTGTTAATAACACATCATCAATTGCTTGTTGCAATCGAAGATTTTCTAGTATTTTCTGTTGGTTTTCTACTCGTGTGTTCAATTCTATAAGACTCTGTTCTATATTTTTCAAAGTTGCTTCTATATCAAATTTTTCCTGTTCTATTTGATCTTCTGTGTATTCTGCTTTGTTTTCTAAATTAGGCAAATACCAAAAAAATACAAAAATATTTAATAAACCAGCAGCAAAAATCAATACAAGAAAAGACTTATATTTTTTGAACACGCTTATCTTCCTTGCCCTCTATACTGTTTGAAAGAGCGTTTATTATGTTTATTCATACTGGATAATTTAATTTGACTGTTCTTACCACCTTGCGATGATTTTTTGTTTACAGTGTCTAATTTTACATTACCAATTTGTCTAGCCATAATATACACCTTTCTATGCGTATATTATTTATCAAACATAAATTCAAATCCTAAAACAAACCCCGAGTTCAGATCGTTTTTGTTTTTTTCAGCAGTGGGTGATAGAAAAATTGCAGTGTTATTTTGAATTTGATATATGATCCTACCGTATGGAATTACAGGACTGAAACTGTCATATCCTGTAACAATACCGGCTTCTACGGAAATTTTGTCAGTTAAATTTTCTATTAATCCAAAATATACGCTGGTATTTTGAATGCTGTTGTAATAGATACCTGTTGCTATGTAAGAATTTTCCAATCGAACATGCGGATGAATTTCGTTGTAATCACCTGCTAATCCTAAATGTGTAGATATTGCTAGTCCAAATAGTAGATCCATAGATGCCCCTATAATATTTATAGAGGCAGTTTTATAGATATCTTAGTGCTTTACTGAATCCAATAAAAAAGGGCCCGAAGGCCCTTAATTGTATTAGAATTTACTTTATTCAGTAAATCAAAACTTGAATGTAATTCCGGCACCCATAGTTGTTGCTTCTGAATTCATGTTGTAAGCACCTTCACCGTAAAGGTTGAAACCATTCCAGTTATAGCTTACACCAGCACCAACATTTTGGAATGCATCTGCATCATCGCCGTTAACAAAACCTGTAACTGGACCGTAGCCTGCACTTGCTTCATAGGCAATAGTTTCAGTAGCAGCAGCATAAGTTACAATACCACCAAGGCTAATGTTGCCCGGAAGTGCCATTGTAGCCTTACCACCTAGAGTGAACTCTTCTGAAGTCATGTTGTAATCAACTACACCAGTAAGTGAGCCTGAACCTAAATCCATAGTAGCAGCACCTTGTAGATTTGATACATCAGTAATGTCTTCAGTTACATCAGTAAGACCGATCATTACACTTGCGAAGTTAGTTTCAACAATAAGTGACTCGTTGCCACCGGTAGGATTAACAATAGTATCGCCACCAACAATATTAAAATCGTTGCCTACAAAAAGATCACCTTGGTCACCAAACGAAACGGTAGCAAAACCAACTCTAGTTCCGATCATCCAGCCGTCAAGTTCAAATTCACCGTCGACTGCTTCTACAGAGATACTGCCGAAAGCAAGACCTTCTGCTTCAATACCAGCACCAAGTGTGGTAGCAGCAACCCAATCACCGGCTGAGTTTTCCGTTGCTTCCACGTTGATAGAACCACTTACAACAGGAGCACGAGGTCCTGTTACAATCGGATCACTAACAGTTGCATCACCAGCAAATGCTGTGGTAGCAACAAAAATAGCCATTACGCCACTAAAAATAGTTGTTTTCATATGTTAAAATCCTTTTCTGTTTAACAATACTAATTATGCTATAACTCTATACAAAATCAATCATTTAGATGGTTTTTACAAGATAGAGTTAGAAAGTGTTGCATTTAAGCAACACTAATAACTATCGGCCATTCCGTGATTTACATCTGCATGTCCTTGTTCGTCGGCACGAATTGCTATCACTACATCGCGTAGTGTAGCATCATCTGCCAATTTATAATAATCTCGAGCAATCTTAGGAGCAGTTATATTTTTAGTTCTGCCTGCGTCTATTTCTTCCAAGTAGTGAGTATAACTAATCACTGCCTGGTCTTCGAAGTATCCTACCATTCTGTGTGCTGTGGCAGGAAAGAACACATAGAGTACGAAGTAAAAATGCCAAAACACAAACTGAGCAAACAGAACTAACAGTCTTTCAAACCAGTTAGGCTTTGCAATCTCGATAAAAATCATAAGATGCATACGCTCGTTTTCTGCTTCGTTTAGCAGTGTTTTAATCCAACCTCTGTCATCTGGTTGCATGCGGCGTAGGCTGCGTAGATGTTGCCACATTCCTGCTACCATGCCCGGAACACCTGCGACAGTTTCTAAAACAACTGCTCTATGCCCGTAACGTTTTGCAAAGAAAGTATCCGCAAACCAACGAAAACTGAGAGTCATACCATAGGCAATCCTGTCGCTAAAGTTTTCAGGCGATCTCATTGGCATAAGTCTTCATAGCGAGTTGTGTAGATTCTATGCTTGCTCAAGTCAGCAACCGTAGCAATTTTAAAAAGATTTACAATTTTCTGTATCATATCAACATCCCATGTTTTTTTACAATAGCACCAACATTGTGTTAGTTTTTCTTTTATCCAGCACCAACATATTTTCATAGTGTTTCTCCTGTGTGTGAGTAGGTCCGTTCTGTTGCTACTTTAGATAAATAAAGTGTAGATCGCGATACGCCAATATCCATCTACTCTATCGTTCGAGAAAGGAACAACAGCATGACAAATATTTATACTCCCTACACATATCTTATCGGTTGGAGTGAACACCAAAAGTTTTACTATGGTGTTCGCTACGCTAAAAAGTCATCTCCATCTGAACTATGGATAACATACTACACTTCGTCTCCGATCGTCAAGAGATTTGTCAAAGATCGCGGCGATCCTGACGTTATTCAAATAAGAAAAGTATTTTCAGATAGAATGTCTGCTATTAATTGGGAACAAAAGGTATTAAGAAAACTTAATATTAAAAATAACGACAAATGGTTAAACGGCAACCTTGCCGGGGCCATATATAAAAATCTCGATCATATGAAGGGTAAAAAGGGTCATATGTCAGGACTCACTCATACCGACGAAGCAAAAGAAAAAATGAGAAAGGCTAAACTCGGAAAACCCAGTTTAAACAGAGGAAAACCTTTAAGTGAAGAACATAAAGAAAAGTTGAGGAAAGCAAAAGAAGGTTATATACCTTGGAACAAAGGATTAACTAAAGATGACCCAAGAGTGCAAAAAAACGGGGAAAAAACAGGAGAGGCATTAAAAGGTTTACCAAAAAGTGAATCGCATAAAGCAGCGTTAAGAAAATCTAAAAAGAGAAAAAGTGCCGGATTCTGTTCCGAGGTTCCGGCAGACCCGAAGCAATCACGCTGCGATTGCTAATGGCATACGATTTTCATTTGCCTTTGTTAAGTTGGCATATACGCTGCCAGCCGGTAAACTCCACTCTATCTTCACACCTGTCGATCCCATTTCATCCCCGAAATTGTAGTTATGGTGGAGATGTCGGCTTCGAAGCCGAGTCCAAAATGTGTCCACGTTGCTTCAACGTTTACAATACATATTTAGCATGTATAAAGTATCTTGTCAAGTGTTTTTGGGACGTTTTTTCATAACACCAACAATAAAATTTGGGGGTATTGCTTTTTTCAATCTAAATTCTGACATTTGATAATACTCATAGTCAGGGCGATTAGATTGTTTCCATTTAGCATATTCATCGCGAGATGATAGATGTTTTCGAGCCTATCCAATATTTCCTGACAACTGCGGATCCATGTTTGATTTTAACCAATCAATGGGTATTCGCATTTTGATAACCGATCTATCTTCGTCGGGTACATGTACTGGTCTTGCGCCAGCTGCCCTAAACTGTGCTTCACCGCCAGCACCAGACATTGCAGCATATCCATGTGCAGTAAAAGGATCACTGGTTACGCTAATCATTCCTGTTTTAGGATCTGGTCGATTTAATCCATTTTTTAACACATTGTTAACATTTCTATCATGTGTTCCATGATATACTGTAACTTGATTTTAATCTTCCCACCAACCAATATTGGGATTGTGCTCAAACGGAATTAAACCTATATTTTCATGTAAAAGATCTGATATACGCATAATGTATTATTTATAATACTTTACTTATTCTACTTCTACGTCAGGATCAACTTCTGTGTCAGGTTCTTTTTTGGTTTTTCGATTGTTACCGTACGAAAATGTAAATTCTATATTTTCACTGCGTTTATCAGGAGGGCATTTTGTTACAATGTTACCTTTTTCTAAAAACTCTTTTACTAGTTGTTGTGTTTCGTCACTAAGTTTTCTACTCGGAGGATTCATACTCATTTGTTTATCTTAATTGAACCTTTCTAATACTTGTGTACTGTGTTTGCATTTACCTTGAAACGTAAATCCTGTACAACTACAGGTAAATCCTTTTTCGGTAAGGGCAACTGTGTAAACGCTACCTTGCTTGCTACCTGGGACTGACCATTCAGTTCCTACTAGGGAATTATTTTTAAAATTCCAATCTTCTAGTTTCAAGTAGCGTTTGCTGAACCGTTTCACAGTTGCCCTACCTTTGCTTCGTTCACATCGTTTATTTACTATACTATAGTTTATAAAGATGTCAACTACAAATCGTTCTTTTTTTCTTGTATTTCTCTTCTACGTTCAGTAGTGAGATGTTTCAAATCTTGTAAAGCTTTACGAGCTCGCGGGGCAGCAGCTTTGATGCCTTTTTTTTCAAACAATTCTATTTCTTTAAGATACACAGCAAAAGCAACCTTTAATTGCTCATGTGTATCAGTCATCAAGAATAACCTTGCAAATTTCATTCCAAGTTTTAACTCTTACTACTAAGGAATTTTTGTAAAATTGATTGTGGGGATGATCGATTAGTATAGGACGCAAGCCTGTCCGCAACCCTGCTTCACAATTTTCCGGTTTATCTTCTATCCACCATAGACCTGTATCCTTGTATTCCGCCAGTGCATCATCCTTATCTGCTCCAGTATCAAGACAAATCAAGTTGTTCCAAGGATCCTTGCCAAAATGTTGTTCTAAATTCATTTGACGTAGTCTTTTTGCGTAAGGATCTGTGCTTAGACTTGTGATTACGTCGAACTTATATCCAGCAGCATGTAATCTAGCAACGCCTTCTTGACTATCACGAAATGCTGGAAGACAACAGATCCATGCACTTTCGTTATATTCTCTTACTAAATTTAGTTTTTCTTCAGTGAGAATACCGTATACCTCTGCTAGGTTGTAAAGGCCGTGTTTGATCTTTTGATGTCCTTTAAGTGTCATCCATTCATGAAATGGTGTTTCCCAATCAAAGAGAACGCCGTCAGCGTCGGTTAATATTTTTTTCATTTTATACCTATTGTTAGTCGCCTACAAATACTGTAGACTGGTTAGT